TTAGCGAGCGAAGCGAGGGTTAGGGCCGATTCGTCCCGTAGGGCAAGGCCTTTAGGGGGGAGGAGCGCGGCGACGACTGATGTGGGGGATTTAAAACTCACCTGCCGAGTGACCGCGCCCAGACGGTCTTACCGGTTTTCGTCGGTCCCCACAGGATTAGACTTCTTCGTCGGTGTCCTGTGCTACCATCTCCAAGAGCTGCGCCGAGTAACCATTCTCCGCATCGTCCTGATGAATGGTCATCAAAGCTCGGGCCGCCATATACTCGTTTCGGGGGAGGGAAATGTCGCTCTGCGTATTTGTCGATCTGGCTCTGATATAGGACGTAATACCTTGGAGCCAGTGTTCGGATCTTCTGACGAAACTCAGCTTCTGTTGTTGAAGCAATGACGTCTGCCCAGATATTGTTGTCAGGAGTCGGAGGAGCGCCAAGTTCTCGTGGAGGGTCTCCCAGTCGGTAGATGACGTCAGAATCCTTTCCGACGTAGTCGTAAGTTCGTCGATGTCCCGACCGTACCGATTGTATATTCGGATGAGCTCCGCCAAAATCGCATTTTCGTTCCGACCGTATGCGGATAGCGCTCTCCCAAGCGATGTAGCAGTGCGCATGAATACCCCCATCCTGGTGAAGTTCTCGTGCCAGGAGGTACACGCTTGGATGTCGAAAAGTATCAACAATAAACTCGAAATGAGCTGTCGCTCGATCGAAAAATCGACGTTGGGCATCCTCATTGAGCTGACTGTACGTGAGGAAGAGGGTCTTAGTGGAAACGTTGAATTGGGTCATGTGATAGGCAGAACAAAAGGCGTGATTAACATTGTAAACGCCTGTTCTGCCACTTTGCCTATTTATACCCCTCTGCCTCCTCTGTTTTTTTCGTTCTGTAAATTCTCGCTACGTCATGGCGGCCATACTTTTTCCGTCTCGCCGTCGTCGGGCCCCGTTTCGCCGTCGTCGTGTGATCACCCGTCGCCGTTTCCCCGCTCGCCGTCGTCGTGTTGTTGGAAGGCGTCGACCCCGCGCGTCCCGTGTCTCAGCCCGTCGTATTCTGCAGGTGTCATCCATCAAGAAGCATGACACTCAGTTGGGTTCCACGTCCACTGCCATCACCCCCATTGCTGCCGATCTCTTCGATGGCAATAATTACTTTTTGTGGGTCCCGACGTATTTGCCCGATTATGATGAAGATGTCGGCGAGTCGGACTTCCGAAGAGAGCGATCGTCAATCTTTTTCCGCGGAGTCCGTGAGAATGTGTTCTTGTCCACCGCCATTTCGCTGACGTGGCGTCGTGTCGCGTTCTGGACCCATGAACGTCTTGCGGTCGGAAAGCCTATTGAGGCTGTGCCCGGTCCAGATGGTCACATTGCCTTGCGCCGCCCCCTTGTGCCGTTTCTTCCGCAGACCGGTCAGACCGATCAGGTCACCGGGTCTATTCTTTGGCCGGGTACGGCTGGGGTTGATTTTACCGAGGATACTCGGCCGTCCCTTCGTTTGGATTCCGCCAATGTCCGCGTCGTGTACGACAAGCGTATCACTTTGAATCCCGGTTTGAATGTGACTTTGCCGGCCAATCGTGGTCACCGTTTGAATGTTAAGAGGTGGCACCCTGTTAATCGGAACCTAATGTATCGGACTGTGGAGCGTGGTTCCGATGAGCGCAACCCACCGAATGAGGAGGGGTGGGTTAATACCGGACCGCAGAGTCCTGGTAATTTCTACATATTGGATATTATTTCCAGTGGGCCTGATGTTTTGCCCGGGTCGGGGGAGTTGATTGGCAGTTTCAATACTCAGTCTACGGTGTATTGGCACGAACGTTAGATACAAGCGGCTCGTCCGCGTCAATGAAAATTATGTCACAGTTTCCCTCGAGCCAAGCGATGTCCACTGCGGCGTCGTCGTAAGGTGACGTGTTCATTAGCATGATGCTTGGCCTGCCCCATAGAAATCGTTTTTTGCCTCGGTATTTGTCGGTGATTGTGAATTCGGCTTGGCAACCCAACCAACCTTTGTAGTTGGGAAAAAACTTAAAACCGCCGCTAATGTCATCAAATACCGCATACTCAGCAGTGTCGTCCACTTCGTCCATGTTGAAGTGGGAGTTGAAATAGCAGTGACTATTAGGTTAGGCGAGCGGAGCGAGGGTTAGCGAGCGAAGCGAGGGTTAGGGCCGATTCGTCCCGTAGGGCAAGGCCTTTAGGGGGGAGGAGCGCGGCGACGACTGATGTGGGGGATTTAAAACTCACCTGCCGAGTGACCGCGCCCA